GTACGACATTAAGGGTATGGTGTACCACTACGTTCCGACTTCTGGAATGGCTATTAGTGGTACCAATTCTGCGCTTGGGTCAGTGATGATCCAGACCAGTTATCGCTCGAATGACAACGCTCCCATCTCCAAGACTCAGATGATGAATGAGTTTTGGGCCAACGAGGTCGTACCTTCCGAACCAATGGCTCATCCAATTGAGTGCGATCCTAAGGAAAACCCTTTCAACGTTCACTACGTCCGCGGCGCTAATGTGCCAACTGGAGACAATCAACTCCTCTACGACGTGGGTGTCACATATGTGGCAACCCAAGGCATGCAAGGAACCAACCAAGTTGGGGATTTGTGGCTAACTTATGAGATTGAGTTTAAGAAACCAATTGTGAGTAGTAACGTCACCAGACAAGATTACTACTGTGCCTATTTAGGCTCGAACAACGCTGCAGCGCCCCTCTCAGGGGCAGTTGGTAGTGCGATTGGCTCGTTGAACGTGTCGATCACAGCTAGCACGGTGACTCTAAATCAGGGCATCAGCGGCTTGTTCCACATTTGGGTTGAACTGGTGGGTACGCTTAACGGCAATTGTACCTGGTCAGGTCTTCCTACTCTCTCTAACTGCACAATTGGTGGCATGGATGGATTCAACTCCACTTATGGCACCGGAATGCTTACGTCAACTGGCCTTACCACGTTGGCTTACGCTTGTTCTGCAGTGAAATCCGACCCAAGCTCTATTGCAACGGTCGTGTTGCCCACCATCCTCGGTACGTCTGGTACAGTAACATCTGCGCGTGTGTGCATTTATCAACTGTCCTAATCTGCATCTTGTTCATGGACCCAAGTCCGCCATAAACACATAAACACCATACATATGTTTGCTTCCAGGAGAACAACCTCCTACCACCACACCCACAACCCCACAACTCTAGCCATGCGGACGAGTAGCGATCTGACTTGGACGAAGGATCTAAGCCGAAGATAGAGGAAGGGGGGAGTGCGTGTCTGTGGTACTGCCGCCCGGGGTAGGTATCCCCGGAGTCTAATGACTTAAAACAGGGTTGGTAACCCACGCTTTCCAGTGTAGTGGAGCAGTGTCGCCTTTGTGCATCGGCTTGCCGGAATTCTACAACGAGCTCAAATCCCTTCGGGGTGGGGGAGCAGGACCAACAAC